ATAAAACTCGGGGTGCCCGGCCCTACCCGCCAGTGGCCAAGCTGAACTACCAGCAGGCCAAAGCGGTGATAGCCTGGCTGAAGCGGGAGATAAAGTCGCTACCGGAAGCGGGCAAATAACGCCGCAAGGCAGAAAGGAGCGGGGGAATATGGCCCAGTATCGTAAGAAGCCAGTGGTTATAGAGGCTGTGCAATGGTTTCCAGGGAGAAAAATAGAAGGTGTCTGTTGGTGTGCGAAGCCTAATCCGCCTAGTGTTGTGGTAGATACGAATTAACCGCATATCCACACACTTGAGGGTGCCCACCATGTCTCAGAAGGTGACTGGATAATCACCGGCATCAAGGGCGAGAAGTATCCCTGTAAGCCTGATATATTTGATCTCACATACGAACCAGTCTAGGCTCACCGCCCGCCTGTCCGGGCGTAGGCCCCTGGCTTCGCCGGGGAACTAATCTTATTATTGCGGGGGGCTGGCAGGCAGGATAGGCGGGCCCCCAAATTAACAACACTAGATGCTTGGGCCGAGCGAATAGCTCCCCACGCCGTAGGGGTAGGCGGTGCGGTATAACAAGAAACGAAGCCTGCGGCCCAGGTTTTCTAGGAAGCTGGTATGGTGTCCAAACATCGGGGTTATTAGAGGGGAAGTTCCCACGAGCCTGCCAGCAACGGAATCATAATAAGGGAAATATGACATTTGAGAAATTCAGGAAAAAGGTGATTGGTAAGAAATGTCCATGCGGGCATGAAGTAATAAGGCATGGAAATCTTTATCCTGAGTGCATGGCCTTTCAGTGTAAGTGCGACTTGAATTGGATACGAGCAGGATTAAGAAGTTTGGGGTTTCCTATTGATTATCAGTTTAAGGGGCAGTAGCCCCAGGAAAGGAGTAAGACCATGAGTGAGCAGCAGCCAGACCCGCCCCTGGACTTGCGGGAGACGGTGGCGAGGATGCTATGGCCCATGATTTATAAAGAGGGGGCATTTGACTCTCCGTCATGGGATAGAGAGCGAGAGAAAACACTTTCCCAAGCCGACCAACTCATTGCCCTCATTGTGCCGGAGACGGGTGGGCCGGAGAATCCCTACAAGTGCAATATGCCAGGTATTCTACCGGAAGACTTGGAAGGTTGGCATCTAAAAAATACTATATTCGCACAAGGTGTCCGGGCTGACCGCAACTTTCTGCTACGGGAAAGGAGAGGGTGATGACCATACCTGACAAGTCTAGCACCTATGGGTTTGGTAGACGCTTTGCAGCCGATGTGGAGCGGGAGACTGATATAGCTAGGAAAAAGTTTTTACACGCCCCGAATCACCTTGACCGTGACCTACCTGACAAAACTTTGTGGGTTTCCGTGTTACTGGAAGAGGTAGGGAAGATGGCTCGGTGCTGTAATAAACTAAGTCTTATCCCGCCGTCTCAGACTGACCTGAGACTTCCCTGGGATGAAGAAGGTCAACATAGGTTGAGGACAATCGCATCTCTTGTTCGCAGAATGGCAGAGAAATGGTGCAACTTGCCCGATGAGCAGCGAGGCAAGTGGACTGCTTTCAAAGGAGTAAGCCAATGACCAATAAAGACTCACTATGCACCTGTGGACACGCTGAGAATGAACATACTTTGGGCTTGATACTGAGAGCTTGCGTTAGCCCTTGCCTCTGTCACGACTTCCACAAAGTAGAGCATGAACCAGCCCTGGAAGTGGATGAGGATGGGTTGCTGACGAAGAAGCAGGCGGGTAGAGTAATGATTGACTTGGAGCTAGACGGGTATACTTTTGAGGACAGTATAAAACCCTTATTGGTAGACCAGGCCCGCCTCAGCGTGGCCCAGAGTGAAGCTACATGCCAGAAGCGAATTGAAGGTATATGGGCAACGGATGAACGGATTGTAGCCGAGGCGGTCAAGGCGGAGCGGGCAAGAGTGCTAGCGGGTGTGCGGGAGGTGGTGGATGGGGCAATGACGGACTGTCCTTATCAAAGTAGCCGGGGCCTTGTGGCAAATCTTGCCCTTGATGTTGCCTGGGAACGAGCACAAAGGAAGTTGTCTGAGGTTATACTCGCCAAGCTCGCCGAACTGAAGGCGAAGCTGGACGACCCTGATGAGGGCTTGGCACTCAAGCCAGAAGTTGAATCTACTCTACACCAGTCTCTTAATAAACCCCCTGAATCGTTCTTAACCACAGATGAAATGCGGAAGAACCTGGAGGCCAAACATGATTGAACTGAAGAAGCATACCTGTGGGCTGCAATATGACCAGCAGGCCCTGACGCCAGAGGCTAGGGAGCATATCCAGCAGCGGAGTAAAGACTGTGCCAGATGCACCCAGGAGGATGTGCTAAAACGCCTTGTAGCCTATCTGCGAGAGGTGGGCTTTGTTCATACAAAGATGACAGCGGACTTGCTAGAAAAGCAGCTCAGGGCAGCGGGCATAGAGGTGGGATGAGTAAACCGATACTGTTTTCAACACCGATGGTCAAGGCTATCCTGGAAGGCCGAAAGACACAGGCAAGGTGGGTGATAGTCCCATCAAATACCACCGTCTGCGGGTATCCAGTCACGAAGAGAGATAATCTCTGGACTGGGCTTGCCTGGAATGATAAGGTCTTTCAGGATGGGGGGCCACATATCCTTCACCCGTCCCCGTCTCAATATCTTCATGTGCCCTGGATAAATCCTTCTGATGGTGACGATGACAGGATATTCCGAGTGCGGTCAAGATGGGAAATTGGAGACCAGCTATGGGTAAGGGAAACTCATTATCCGCATCCTACAGCTATAGAGGTGGGGCATCCCATAATGCTCTACAAAGCAAGGGGTGACACTCTTTTGCCCGGCCATACATGGAAGCCCTCCATCTTCATGCCCCGATGGGCCAGTCGGATAACACTGGAAATTACCCATCTGCGGGTTGAGAGGCTAGATTCAATTTCGGTAGCTGATATTGAGGCTGAGGGCTTCCAGGGGGATGACTTCTTTACCTACTGGGATTCCCTTAACGCCAAGCGAGGCTTTGGCTGTTCTGTCAACCCTTGGCTCTGGGTGCTGGACTTCAAGGAGATGCCCGATGCCGACAGGTGCTGCCATGCGTATAGTGTGTAGAACTTGTGGGGAGAAGTGGGTCTCCCAATGGGGGACGATTTCATCCTTCATAGACGAGCATTGGCATCTACATCATTTGCCACTATATCCAAAGTTGCGGCAGAACGAGAGGCACGATGACTACAGAAGGAGACAGGACGCCGCCTACAGGGAATGCTTTGAGGATTCAAGACAGGTGGTGCCCGATGGACATTGACCTGACCCGCATCATCCCGCAGTTCTCGCCTGGGGATAGGGTGTGGTTGAACGCAGTTCCCTTTGATGTCCCTGTCTGTGCTTGTAAACGGGTCTATGGGTGTGAAGGTCTTTATATGGGGAAGGGTATGGATGTGATTATTCAGGAGTGGAAACTTTGTCTCCCTTTGTGTAAAGCCTGTCACCGAGTAATGAATGTTGGCCCCCCCGATTGGTATTGCGTTATAAATAGTGCAGGAAAGTGGTATATTGCCCCATACACATGGCTGACGCCGATACCGGAGGATGGCGATGAAAAATAAGAGGCTAACCGCCATGGAGAAGATGGCTCAAGGCAAAGCGATAACATGTGGTGTCTGGCCCTACCTTTGCGGTGCCCGCTTAACCTGTCGTGGATATGAGGAATTGGTGAGGACAGGTCATAAGTGTAGCCTTTACCATGGCGCTTTATCTTTGAGAAAGGGTAAGAAATACGCCCTTATCGGGATGACTCCGACATTAAAGAAGAAACTTCAGGCAGAGGTGGCCAATGCGTAGGTATTATGAGATCAGGGAGGAATACGGCAAGGACCCGAAACTGACCAGCCTGTTGACACTGCTGGGGTTTTGCCCCTACTGCCACGAACATACGGCAGGGTTAGACTGTGGGCTTCTGGACAAGGTTGGACTTGATCCCCTGATGAAGATTCGCCGCTGTCCCTGCTGTGATGGCCTCTGGTATGAAGCCCCAGTGCCGGGAAAGAAGGTGGCCGATGCCGGGCATTAAATGGAAGGCCAGGACAAGGCAAGAGATACAGGGATTTCTCAAGGTTGCCTCCTATTTTCCTGCAAGGCCAGATGGCCAAACTTGCATAGTATTCGGCACGGAACGGTTGTCGGAACTTTTAGAAAAATGGTTATCGGGGGGATTTGAAATCACACCTGATATAGTAGAGAAATCAGCTAAGGAATTGAAACGGATTTTAGATATACCATTCTTACCAATGGGGATAGTGGAGAGAAGTCAAAATGCCGAACATTAAAATCACCGCCAAATCGGGCAAACGCCCTGACCTGAATAATACCTACTTCCGCAGCCGGTGGGAAGCGAATTATGCTCGATACCTTAACTGGCTGATAGAACAGGGGGTGGACTTTACCCGGTGGGAATATGAAAAAACCACCTTCCACTTCGAGAATATAAAGCGGGGCACAAGATACTACACGCCCGACTTCAAAGTAGTCTGCAAGGATGGCACGGTTGAATACCACGAGATCAAGGGCTGGCATTACCCGAAAGGGGAGACGGCTTTGAAACGCATGGCAAAGGAATACCCAAAGGTGAAGATAGCGGTCATTGATGCCGATTGGTTCAAGGCTGTGAATAGGCAAGGGATTCCAAGTCTTATACCAGGATGGGAGTGATGAAATCGTGGAGACTTTGAAGGGGGATAGATGATAAACCTGGAGGATGTTGGCCGCCTATATATTTGGGGGCCGTATCCCGAGCAGGGCAAGACCCACCTCTACTATATCAGACCTCCCTTTTCTGCCGTAGAGCAGCTATGCCTACCGAATATACCCGTGCAAGCTACATGGAGCTGTAGGGAAAAAGGTGATGATGGCGATAGCTTCACCGCCGGTTTGCGAGAAGCGGAGTGGTGGGATAAATACTACGGGGAGCTGACCTGCCTCACCTGCTTAAAGCGGGCTAGGGGTGAAATATGAAATACGCCGTAGGCCGTTTTGTTATGGGCTTCCCCTATCGTGTTTACAATACCGAGCGATTTACCCCGAGGGAAATTATCTGGAAAGGGGATAACTACAAGGATGGTCTAGAGATAGCTAAACAGGCCAATGCGAAGCCACCGGCCCCTCTAAAAGACCCAATGAGCTCAGACCAACGCAAGCTACAGGAGTGGAAAGAATGAGCAACGAAATGACCAACTACAGCACCATGGTCGCGGGACCCGAGCTGGACGCAGCGGCGGCGGAGGGGGTGATGGGGTGGGGATTGAAAGGAGATTACTTCTGGGTTGATGCCGAGGGCAACCCTATAATCATGCCAAAAGGTAACGGCCTTGCCACCCGTGAGACCTTCATACCGTCTGACCCAGAGGACTGGCGTAGCATTGGCATGGTGCTGGACAGGCTGGCGGAGCTGAAGATTCCCTATGGCCTGGAATATGAACCAAAGGGGGATTTGCCTTATAGATTTATAACATGGCAAGGAGTGACCGAGACCATCACATACGCCGAGACGCCGCAGGTCGCGGCCACACGAGGGGCACTGAAGGCGGTGGGGGGTGACTAAGAAGTGGCCAGAATACAGAATAGAATTACACCCGCCACTGGGCCAGATTTTGCCTGAGTTAAACAAGCGGATAGCTCACCTGTATTGCATGGAGCCTATCGTTGTTAGTGTAGAGTTTGTGCCATATATTCCTCCTTGGACTTCACAGCAAAGAGATGCCCAAATTCTAGGGATGTGCTACCGAAACAAAGAGCACAGCCATATAAAGTTATTGAAGTTTCGTGGATGGCGAGAAACCCTGGTGCATGAGTTGGTGCATATTTATAACTTGGGCAACGAGAATCATATCCGCAGGGCGACAAAGGATGTGATCAAGGCTCTCAAATTTGGCGGTGATGGGTGACTAAGCCAAACCAATGCCCGAAATGCCGGGCAAGAGGCAAGAGTAAAGGGACAGTGGATGGGCACTGGAGATTCTATCTCTGCCCAAGCTGCCGCTATGAGTGGGCAGTGCATATCGAGAAGGCGGTAGCCAGTGAGTAACAGCCAGCTACGAATCTACAAGGGTGACATCCACACCCATATACACGGCTCACGCATACCCTACGGCTCAGTCGTGGAAGTGGTGAAGTTCTGGCCACGGCGCAGAGTATGGGTCAGGTATAACGGAGAGGTGATTGGAACAATGCTGTGGTGTCTGAAGAAGATAAAAGAGGCAGAGCCATGCAGTTAATCCAGGGCCATGGTTGCGTCTCCGACCTGGAATGGCGGGGCTGCTACTCCGGCCAGCACGACCTCTGGGTAGCAGACGCCGACAGCCCCATGTTCGGAGGGGCGGGATGAACATAGCCTTGATGGACTTGGATCACACAGGCTTTCCCAACCTGGCCCTTATGAAACTATCCGCCAAGCTGAAGGCTGAAGGGCATGAGGTGGCTCTAAACTTCCCTCTGGGGGCAGATAGGGTTTATGCCTCTTGTGTTTTCTCGTGGAACAAAAAGGGGGTAGTCACTTTACCACCAGAAGCTATAATTGGGGGGTCGGCTATTTCCCTTGACCGATTACCCGATGATGTAGAACACATCATGCCCGATTACAGCCTCTACGGAATAGATTACTCAGTGGGGTTTACTTCAAGGGGGTGTTACAATAATTGCTCTTGGTGTATTGTCCCTGCAAAGGAAGGGCCTTGCCATGACCACGCCAATATATATGAGTTCTGGAATCCAGGGCATAAGAAAATAAAGCTATTGGATGATAGCCTTCTGGCCTCACCGAAGGCATTAGAAACCCTGGAAACCCTGGGTATAGAGGGTTTGGCAGTGGACTTCTGCCAGGGCCTTGATATTCGTTGCATCACTCCTGAAAACGCTGTCCTCCTAAAAAAGATAAAACACTGGGGGCAGTTGCGTTTTGCCTTTGATAGCTTGGAGTATGAAAGTGCTGTCCGGGCCGGGGTAGAACTCTTGCGTTCTGTGGGCTTCGCACCGAGCACTATGTTGTTTTATGTCTTACTGGGTGCTGGCGAATCTGTAGAGGAAGAAATCCACAGGTTGCAAATTCTAAACGAATATCGCATAGGGGTATTCCCGATGTTTTTTGTTCCAAAGGATTCACCTTCAAGGGTATGGAATGATACATACATGGGGAAATTAGGGCCAGTCCCGATTGACCTACCACAAGTAAGAGGGCCGAGGGGGAGCTGGCAAAAGATGATGAGGCGAATAATTACACGATTGAAAACAGAAGCAAAGGCAGCCCAATGAACCCCGCCCTCTGCCCCCGGTGCGGCTTCCCGCTAGAGCGTGACGGCGGGTGCTGGAAATGCGACAACTGCGGATACCAGGAATGCGGAGCGTAGGAAAGGAGAAGGATGGCAGAACTCTGTAGCAAATGCGGGGAGGACGTAGAAAGGCCCTATTGGATAGGCCATGAAGGGGAAATTATCTGCGGTAAGTGTATGCGCCATGGCACGCTCCATTGCTATGTCGCCGAGCATGACGAACTCCATCGGCAGGAGCCTCTAATTTCCTGGGAGCAAATGAGAGAGGAGTTCTACGGTGCCCTGTAGTATAAATGCGGGCGACCCCGAGGTAGCAGGCTTTGCGGAGTGGGACAGACAGCATGAGCGGCAGGGCTCTGACTTCTGGGCAAAGAGGTGGGGCGTGGAGGACATGGACACTGAGCGGGTTGTTACGGTTCGCCTTATTCACAAGGGAAGGGCAGAGTTTAAGACAGCCTTCCCCCCCGAAGATGGCCCGGACTTCGTGGAGCTTCCTGAGCCGCCCACTCCACCGCTCCTGCTAGGGCCGGGGGAAGTCCATGTGACGCCCAGGTTTGAAATGCCCCCTGGCAAGCCCGTCCTAGTGTCCATAGAACCGCTCCAGGAAGCCCCTGAGCGGGCGATAGAGCCATCAGAGCACCCAACCCCCAGGGGCAGGCCACGGAAGGCCATTGACCCTGCTATCCTGCACGGCGAGGACAGCCTACGGACAAAGGCAGCGTTGGCAGGTGTGAGCCATTCAACCGTAAGACGGGCAATAGAAAGGAAGGGAAGGGATGACTGAGATTGAACTGTTGATCCAGATAACAGGGGATTTGAGCAAGATACGGCAGGCCGTAATTGGATTGGGTATAGCTATAGTTATCTTGGCTCTTCTTCTTTCAGAGCCGCGCTAGAATAGTCTAATTATCACCGCTACCAATACACCCCCACCTATGGCCGAGGCAAGAGTGGCCAGCACAGCGATAACCTTAAACGACCCTTTGAGCCGATTCTCCACAGCCCGCATTTCAGCGATGGCTTTCTGATTCTCTTTGGGCTGAGTGCAGGATTCGGGAGCATGAGACTTCGCATTGAGCCCGCCTATATTTCCGGCAATGGTTTCCATAGATTGCCTCATGCTTCTTATGTCCTCTCGGATTTGCTCATTCTCCGTCATGCTCAACCTCTTTCTGCTGCTCCTGCTGTTTCTTTAATAGCAGCGCAACGGCCCTGCGCAAAGCCTCCTGCTGGTGTTTCAGGTCGTCAATATCCTTCCGCATGGTGGACATTTCATCATAGATAGACACTGGTCATGCTCCATTACGGCCTCATCCTGCGTCTGAGTTTGCGTTTATCATTCTCGGCTTGCTGGGCGTCAACCGCTTCCTTCTGAGATAGGGAGTTTCGATATTCTCGGAACTCCCGCCTCATCTTCTTGGTCGCTGTTTCTAAAGCCCTCAGCCGTTCCCCTACTGTGACAGGCATTAACTTATGCTCCTGAGTATCTCAACCATCACCAGTTCAAATACCGATTCGTGCAGGTCATCGTCCATATTCACGGAATGCTCCTTCGGGTAGCCTTCCTCAAACTTGACCTCTATGGTTGACCCGTCATGGCTGCCATCTGCAGCGTCAAGCAAGCCGTCTGGATAGGTGAGCAACAATGGCTGTGTGTCCTTCCAGGTATGCAACTGTAAGGCTACAATACCATAGGTCATCTGGAGGTCTTTATCTCCACCCTTCAGGATAATATCGTCCTTAACCCTAACTCTAGTATAGAAAGCATTTAACCTCGGCGGGGCTGCTGATACATACACGGTGACACCTTTAATACCGAAGCCTACTGAGGTATCATCGGAAGTCCAGGTGTAACGAAATCTTAGCTTCCTACCCTTGATATTGACGGCAAAGGTTTTGCTTTCATTCGGGCTAGAGGTGAACACCCCGTTGCCACTACCCCCTAGCTCAGTCCACGTCCCCTGGCTTTCCCATAACTCATACTCCACCTTGATATTCTTGGCGGCGGCCAGGGCTACAGAGTCCATCGTGAAGTTAAGGTAGGACTTGCTGATACGGGGCTGATTCAGGTCCAGCCAGCTACCGTAGTGGATAGCCCCCGTAGCATAGGTCAGATTGCTATCGTTGATCGGGTCGCCAAAGGCTGTGGGTAAGGGGATATATTTGGGTAAGTCCGTGCCCCCACCAAAGTAAAGCCTCTTGGCCGTGATGCTGGACACATAGGCATAGGCAACAGTGGTGTAGGCCGTCTGGACATAAGAGTGCCACCTGAAATCGGTAGCCCCATCTATGGTCTCATACCGCCCCTTGAGTATCTCTATATTTGAGCCATTGTCCAGGATTATATACAGCCACTGGTCATCGGAAGCGGTAGCCACTATCTGCCCCGTGAAGTCACTGAGAAGTTCGGCGAACATATCGGGGCCGATATTTGGGAAGTCCCCATCATCGTAGGCCATGAGGGATGAGCCGCTACCGGCAGGGATGTAGAGGGCCTGTGCGCCATTGCCCCGCCAGGAGATGGCGTTCTTGCCAGTGTTGGTATTGAACATAGAACGCAACTCTGAGCCTATCTCGACCCATGCCCCTGATACCAGTTTGGCTGCGTAGTTCTCCTTAATGCCATAGACACTGCCCAGGTGGTCAATAAGGCGGGTGATATTTAAGCCAGTATCACCTAATGCTGGGTAGGTAGTGTTTGCCGTGCCTAGAGAAATCGAAGCTACTTTGAATACACTTGTTGTATCAACGGCTGAATAATCCGAGCCAGCCGAAGCAATGAACTTCTGCACTTGGGCACTTGTTCCCGTGCCAGTATTCCTACTAAATGCCTCTGCGGTGGACATATACCAATAGTTAAGGCTTGACCCACGAGCTAGGAGTAGTTGTGTTCCACCAGAGTCACCGGCAGCATGGACGATATTATCAGGGCTGCCTGCTACCCTAACCCAGTTGGCCGCCGTTCTTTTCCACAGACCCGTATCCGAGTAGGCATAATGGTTGCCGTTGAACTCCACCATCCCCGCTATCGTGCCCACATTTGTAGCTGTGGCGATTGTCCCAGTCAGTGTAAGCACAATATCATCTACATAAAAAAGGGCAGTTCCATCACCACCATCGTTAATGGTAATAACTATCTTTAGGCTAGGCCATCCATCGGTAAAGGTGTGGCTGAGTGTGGTTTTGACATAGGAAGTAGTATTTGACAGGTTAGCCGTTGCGACAACCTTATTATTGTTGTCCTGTAATTCTACTTTTGCTGTCGCCGGAGCAGCAGTAACATACTTTGACCATACTTCTATATCTATTTGCAAGGTGTTAAACAAGGATGAATCGGCGGCGGTAATGCTCTGCGTAAGTGTATACGACACTGAATCGCCAGTCGCTGAAAATTGGGCATGGTATGTCCCGCCATGCGGTGTGCCCGAGCTAGCGATTACCCAGATGCCGCTAGATGTCCAGGGGCTTAGAGCGCCTGTTTCAAAATCCCCGTTAGTAATAGTGGCAGTGCTGGCATAACTGGGTGTAGTGTTGGTGGTGGCTACTACCGCGGGTGAAGCGTATATCAGCCCCTTCACCGAGGCGTCCGTATTCACGCTATACATATAGCGTTTCTGACCGTCAGCCTTCCCTTGCTGCTGACCAAAGCCAGCGTGCCACGCCTCCTGTGTCATGGGGTAGATGCGGTGGATGGGGAACAACGCATCAGTAAGTTGGCTTACTTGTTGGGGGACTAGAGACTCGGCGGGGTAACGGTGGAATATGGGTATGCCCTTCTCGTCCTTCTCTATCGTGAGGCCAATCGTAACGGCAGGGGAGGCATAATCTGTCAGGAGAAGGTCATGCGACTTGAGGGTAGAGGTTATCGGCATCGCACATCACCACCTGCCCCATGGGAATATCGCACTACAAGGTATCGCTGGCATAGCTACTCTACTAGCCAGGGCTTTGTATTTTGCCAGGTGTTGTTGTGCTTCATTTATCCTTCCCAACGCTTCAAACAGGACATAGGCAGCATAGGGGTAGAGAAGATTGAGGTGGGTTTCAGTCAGGGCTACGGTGTCGCTATCGGTGGTGAGCTTGGTTTGTGGCTCTCTCCCCTCAAGCCTCATCTTGTAGCCATCTGAGGGCCTCTTGCTGAAGCTCATAAGCCATACACCCAAGCGATCATCATACCGGACTTTGGGCTTCACCCATAGCGTAGGCTCATACACCCACCCCGAATCATCGCAGGGGCGCTCATTGCCCGTCAACGGGGCTGCGCCATTCTGGATATAGACATTCTTCACATCGCCCAGGGTGAACTCGGCAGGCAAGACATACTCAGTCACCCTACTATTCAATACCCGGGCATGGTCAGCATAGGTGACTTTGGTATTAACATCCGCCGTTATCCTGAAAGCCAAGCTGGTGACATCCACTGCGACACTTCGCGTAACTTTTAACAGCTCCCACAGGTCTCCCCCAGTATGGTAGCTACTGGATGTAGTGCCATCGGAATCCACTATCTGCAATCGGGCGTGGGAGGCTGTATTGGTCTTGATCCACACCTCGAAGTCCAGGCTATTTCCCGCCAAGTCTATGAGGTTCTCCCATATCGTTGCTGCCCCCGTCCCATACTCAGAGCCCAAGTAGCCCGCCGATGCCCCGCCCGTAATTGCAACTGCAGCCCGGCCATATTTCTTGACACCAGTATCCTTTGCTGCCGTAGCCACCGATAGCACCCAGTGGTCAGGAACGCTAGATGAGGCCCAGTCCTCAAAGCCCCCATTGGGTAAGGCGTTGCCGGTTATCAGGGCTTCATTGAGGATTGAACGGTAGGTCTTGTCGTAGACCTCCTGTAACGCTTTGTTTATCGCCCATCTTATCATGTCGGTAGGATGATAGGGCAGGAACTCATAGGTAACACTGGCAGCTATGGCGGCGGAGAAGGCAGTGAGCAGAGACGCTACCCCTGTGCTCTGATTGAAGTCGGATATTTTATTGACTTTCGCAGAGTTCGTCCCGGTGGTGAGCAACGCCCAACGGGTATTGAAATAGTCGTTGGCATAGGAGACCAGCTTAACGCTATCCGTGAGCGTCTTGGCGGTGGCCGCAGCAGTGGCGGAAGTAGTGCCTGTAATCCACAGGCCCAGATACTCCATAAGGCCCTGCCGTAGTGTGGCTAGTGTGTTAGATAGTGTCGCCATAACCCCTTACTTCTTGTCCTTCGGGTTCTTATGTCCAGGTTTGGACGGGTAGGGTTTGTCGCCTTTGGTTGTGTGTGCCATTTACTGCTTCCCTTCTTCTTTGACTACCTGCGTCAACTCGCCAGTTCCCAGGTCAACATTCCAATCCCCCTCTATCCCCATGCCTGCCATGATGCCATCGAGGTAGGTCTTTAAGGTTCCCTGGATTTCCTTTATCTTCTTCAGGGCTTGAGGAGGCATTAGTCGCTTTTCATCCGGCATTGAAAACCTTCCTTTCTTATGGATACTGGGCTAGCCGTTTCGTTACACTCGACACTACCACACCCTTGTCATCAGATAGAGGCTTGACCTCATTCTTGAGGATTTTGGTGGCTGCCCCCAAGAGAGTCTGGGTTTTGGTAATGAAGGCGTTGGCCAAAGCCTCAGTCGCAAACTCCCTCTCAATCGCATTCTCAATAGATACCGTGTATTTAGTTGCCATTAGTTCCCCCTTTACTAATCTACCTCATACCAGAAGTGTAAATTTAGGCACCTTACTACATTATCCTGGTCATCCCCGTCCAGTGCTGCTAAAACCTTGATACTTGTCCATCGTTCAAGCGAAATGGTTGTCCCGCCTTGAGCAATAGACCCATATAATGGGTAGTTTTCACCTGCACCATTATCGGCCAAACCAACTTGACCAACACCGTTTCCATTTAGGCTGGCCCCCGCAGCAACTGGCAAGGCTATATTTATTTGCCCTGTTCCTGCTCCCTCAGCACCCCCGTCACCATCCAGGAACACATCCACATAAACCATCTTGCCATACTGGACATATCTCCCAGAGTTGGTGGTATAGACTGGGACTGTGTTCCCCGCTCCCCCTACCAAGGTGACTGTCGGGGTGAAGGTCGTCCAGTCCGTTACCGTAAAATCAAAGACTACGGCATGGAGAACAGCATCACCATCGCAGAACCTTAATATGTTATCCGAACCTGTATATAGTGTCCCGTGGTTAGCAGGTTCAGGGGCACAGTTCGCCACCTCTGGTATTATTAGGCCCTTATCTGTTAAATATGACCTTGGCATACCTCCCCCACCCCCAGCAACACTTTCCTTTCTAGCTGATCGCTGCTGTAAAATCTATATAGTGTATCGTATACCGTATCACGCCAGCGTCAAACTGCCCAGCGTTTCCGGTAAAGACCAGGTTAGCGGCTGCCGCATAATGGGCAGGGGAACTCAGGGTGAAGTCTGCCCCTGTAGTCGTTGTGTCTACACCAAGGGCTATTCCAGTCCCCCAGGCGTCTGCGTCGGTGCCATCACCGATAGCGTAGCTGCCGAGACCCGCACCTGATACCGCCGTGGTGTTTCGTATAGTTATCCCGAGAACGAGGGCACCAGCGGGGATAGCGTTGGTGACTGTCTCTGTGCCTGCGCCAGAGTTGGTGGTCTTTTGGCCAGTAATGGTCTTGACATTTATCTGCTGGCCAGATGCTTTCAGCAGGGACAGGGTGCTTGCGTCATCCAACTCCATCCTGTTGACAACGGCAGCACCGCCAGACATAAGGCCCCAAGTCATCTTGGCTGCTTCTGCGCCGTCTGTGGCGGTGGTAAGGATATACTGGAGTCTAGCTCTCTCCTCCACCTGAGAGGCATCGTTGCCAAGTAGTATCGAGATGCCAAACCCGAAGCCCGCTGATTCGTTGTTGCTACCCGCACCCGCCCTGTAGTAAAGCGAATCCGTGACAGCATTTGTGGTGACTCCCGTATCGTTACGGCCTAACAATAGGTTCGGGTCTACAGAGCCCCTGGTCTCAAGAATCTGCACAAGGTCAACCCCTGTATCATACCCACGGAATCCGAATGAGTTACTCTCAACGGAGTCCAACGTAACGCCAGCGTTCATGGTTATGGCACCGGCGGCAATGAAGGCGTTGATAGTCAGGGTGCCAGAATCGGTGCTAATGGTTGTAGATTGGTGGAAAGTCGGGAGTATAGACCTTAATATTAGCATTTCTCTGCCGTCCTAATCGTAGTAGGTTATCTTCAACGCTGCGTCTGTGGTTACACGGATGAACTGTATCAGGTTCAATACGCTTTCGTAGTTGGCATCCATGAACTCCAGGACATCTGCCGCATATAGAATATGGCCCTCTGCGGATGTCGGGGCTGTGCCATCCGTCCTGAAACGCACTGAGTCCGTCTCTACGGTGATGACTGCCCTACGCACCGTTGCCCCTGCATTGATAGCAGGACTGGCATCAGCCAAGCCGACTGCCGTAGAACTAACGGCTAGTGTGGCGAAATCTATCTGGTTGCGGGCTGCTAAAAAACTTACCATGTTTCACCCCTTCCTAGTCACGGCGGGATAAAAAACTTGCTTCCACTTCCGAAACCCGACCTGCATCAGCTTCCCGCCAGCCGCTTTAATCCGCATGAGACGCTTGACCTCTGTCTGAACCTCCTCAATCTTCCTCCGCTCCTCGTATCCCTTTTCGGCCTCAGCTACTACCTGATGCACGGCGCTGTCGCCCACGATGCCTTGCTTTTCCAGTTGCGACCTTACGAGTTCGTCCAGGTAATCGGGAGCTATCGGCTTCCCTTTCGCCTGGGGTAGGAAGAACATCAGAGATGGGTTCTGTTTCGTTCCCGCCATCGGCAGGTAGAATGCTCCCCTGTGCGCTTGCCGTGCTATCCAGATTCGCATTGTATTCTCTCCTCAGATTCTCCATCTCTTTGCTTGCCGGGAACTTGTGCCGTTGCATAAGGGTCTCATTGAAGAACTTCCCCATTACTTGCCTCCAACCAGTTTCAGCAACAGGGCCTTTATCTCGCCCATCTCTATTTCCATTTTATCGAGCCTATCGTTGCTATCAGACGGTTGCTCCTTCTTCATCCTGGCTGCCGATACTGCCATCAGGGAGTCTCTTTTCCGTTGACACTCGGCAACTTCGTTCTCGTTATCATGCCACCTGTCGCAATGGGGGCAGTAGAGCTTCAATCTCTCAGGCTTCTGCATGAGCCACCCTTTGTCCAAATTGGCATCACGCACGCCAGAGTCTAGGACTTTGCCATTAGCATCCTTCCGTGTGTATTCGTGCCAAGAGGGGGCTGAGAATATCTCCCTGCCGTCAGGGGTGAAATACCTGGTCTTGGGCTGGCCGCCGATTTCCCCTACCAGGCGAGGACCTGATTCGGCTATCTGCTCCCTAGCTGACGGAGATAAGGTTTTTGCTACCATCTGTCCTGCTTTCTACTTTGGGTGGGTTGGGAAGGGTAGCCAGGGAACCCTCGAATGTCATCGGCAACTTGTTGGCTTCAGCCAGAAATTCCACCTTCCCCTGCTCATAGAACTCAGGGGTATAGGGGTTTGCCTTCAGGAACTCCTCCCAGTATCCCCACCGTTTATAGAACTTCTCGGCGTTCATCCTGTTCATCAGTAGGGCCTTATCGGTGTCTGAGCCTCTTGTGGCATGGGGGGAGTGATAGCCTACTCCTAGCCCGCAATACCACGCTTCCCACCCTTTGTATCTCAGGTAAACAGTGTTGTCTATGTCGTCCCAGCCCACAAAGGGCTGCCATAAATCTTCGTCCAGGTTTCCTACTACTGCTTCTTTGCGCAGTAACGCAAAGGCCCACTGGACAGAGAAGCAGGGGTAGGAGCCTGAAAGCTGATGACTGGGGTGGTCTCTGCCCATATCGCAGGGCAGGTGGCCTACCATTTTTATCCCGGCACTTTCTATCAGCCCATTATGCCCCATGAGGCACTTCATCCCAATTATGCCTATTCTGGGGTTGTCCTTCATCATCTGGACGGGCACAATGTCCCAATCGGGTTCCACCCGGACGGAGTTCATCACGGCGGCGGCATACTGGTGTTTGGAGTGGGCCAGACCCACATTGAAGAAATGATTGCCCGACTTCCAGTTGACCTCGGGGTGTCCCTCAGTGCCGGAGTGTATGTAGGTTATATTATTCCGTTCAATCTGCATACGCCGAAAATACTGGGGGGTTTCGTCCTTGCCTTTATCCATGTCTGGCGTGGAACTATCCAGGACTATCAGGTGAAACGGGTTACGGGTGTTGGCATAGAGGGCCTCGACACACGGTCTGGTTAGCTCATCTAGCTTGCCCCTCGTGGGTAACAGGATGTCTATCGGTTCGCTCTTGCCTGCCAGGATATTGTAAATTCCCTCAGAGGTCATATACCACCCTTTCTTTTTCTCCGTGGTGTAGGGCCAGTTACCGTTGAAGGCCCAGCCCTACACCACAAGCCTGCTCGCTTATCGTTCCAGTATCAAGTCAACCGCTGCCGCTTCAGGGGTGGTGGGGGCCTCAAGTGCATACCCCAGCACCGCACCAGGCTGGTCTACCCGTATGGAGTTATTGGTGGACAGGGCTACCGTGACGCTGCCGGAGGTAACGGTGGAGCATACCACCACCTCACCGACAGTTACAGTTGCCCCCGCCGTTCGGACGCTCGCATAGCCACTCCGTTGCACCCAGAAATACTGGGAAACAGCAACGGCTACGGGGGTTACACCAACGGGGGCACCGGCTACAGCGGCGCTGCGGGAGTAGGTGATACAGTCGTCATAGGGGCCTTTGCGAAGGCTGCAAGCGGTAGAGTTGGGGGCAAGGGCTACCGTTATTGGGTCAGTTGGCTCAAGCTCAAACTTGCACCGAGAGCTTACGGCTGCCGAGTCATTACCCTTAACCTTATACATCTGCCCAGCACCAGCACTTAGCTGCACATTCAGGAATCCACCCTTATACTGGTCTTTTGTTAGAACCGTGCTCTTGGAGATGAGGTGGACTGCCGTTGCTCCTACCACATTCTCAGTGGCCGTGTTTGTTGCTATCAGCCCACTGCCACCTATAGCACCATGCCCGACTGGGGTTGCCGAGGTTGACACGACAACACCTGCCGTCAAAGCGGTGGCGGTGCTGGCCCTTGCCAGCCGATACTTCCTGCCGTCCGGCAGGATCATTAGTTGCCCCAAGCCTATCCCCCCAGGCGAGGCGGAGAAAGTAGACTTTTCGTCTCCATGATCACCGTAGATAACGTTTGGGAAGCTGCCCATCGCTACCTCCTTTACTTAGTTTGGGGGCGGTTTTTCTAGAGTTACTACCCTTCTCGCAAACTCTGCTTGCCTTTGCCTTACTTTAGGCAGGAGCGGTTGCATCGGCAAAGAGTTCCACAATCCAGCCTGGGAGATACTCACCGACACCATAGCGCCCCACATAGTTTAGCTCCCAGCCTCTCAAAGAGGCATCCCGCTCAGGCTCCACGCTTGGCTCCCGGGCACTGACATAAATCAGCCCGCCGCGTTTGCCCGAAGCGAACACACCACCCTTTGCAGCCACGGCCGTAAGCGCCATGTTGCCATCCGCTATCACGGGTATATCGAACACCCGCCCAACGGAATACCGGCGCAGCACCTCATCGGCGATTCCACCCGCAACCCCACCGACTACGCTGGACACGCTGGGCACTAAGGGGGTAAGGATGTCCACGATGTCCAATTCCTGGTAGGGGTGGATAACACAGGCATAGGGTGTCGGCGCTGGCCCACCGGCAGTCGTTGCATTCCCCATAAGGGTAGCTCTGGCTGCGGCGATATGCCCCAGGGTAAGGGCGTTGGCAGAAGCAGCCAGGGAGGTGGTAGCATCGTCAAGCTGCCCCAATAGGTCTTGGTCACGCTTCTTCTCAAACCCATCACCCAGCAGGACTCCCGCTGCCCGTTTCAGGTCTTCGTTGTCGTCCTCAAGGACATTGTCGGTGAGGATTATCTTCAGACCCACCTCGTAGGGCACAATCTGGACATTGGTATCCTGCATGGTCTGGCTGGCAGTCATGTCCACGGCCTCAGTTAACTGGCTAGCCGTAGCCTCATTGAAATATGGCACATTGACATTCGTGCCTTTGCCCTTGCGGATGTTCCAGGCTAAGGCCCGCATGATGGCCTTGTGTTGGGCCGTGAACATCGCCTCCTCGATAACCGTAGGGATGGTATCCCCAAGTTCTGCTAAAGTTGTAACTCCCACTTATCTCCTCCTTGTCAAATCCCCCGTGCTCTCCGTGCTTCTACATAAGCGGCGTAAGCGCCCGGGTCATTCGGGTTTTTCATCCATGCATCCCTGATTCCTTCGTAGCTTGATGCTCCACCTCCCGTAGATGGCGTTGTGTCCCTTTGGCCTTGCTCTGCTTTACGCTCCGCATCGGCCTGCTTCGCCTTTGCCTCTTTATCGGCTGTGGTTTGCTTGTCTGTCCTCATCTTCGCCAGTCCCGCTTTCCACACCTTAACCGCACCATCTGGCTTGTCAGAGTAGTAGAGGTTGGCTAACTCGTCTATTACTCCACTCAACTCCACAGGGGGGTTGGCGTAGTCCACGCCATACTCATCAGCCAGGGTTTGCAGCCTGATGGTCGTGTCACGCTGTGCTTGTGTTACCTGCTGAGTGGGTTGGGGGCTATCGGCCTTATCCCCGGCAGCCAGTTCCCTTTGCCAACGCTGATACTCAGTCTCTACGGGTTCATCTTCTTCTCCGAAGGTTCGGCGGGCTAAGGGCTGAATGGCCCTTTTTAAGGTATCAATCTCTTTTGCCAGCCTCGCATTGCCCCTATCCTTATCGGCTACTTCTTTGGTGTATTTGCCCTCTAAAGCAGTCAACTGAGTCTTTAACTCCTCTACGGTAGGGCCTGTTGGCGTCAGGACTTCGGGCTGTAAGTCGCCCTCTGGTTCCGCCTCTCCCGTTACCTGCTGATTCGTATCGACTTCAGCTTGTTCTACCAAAACATCCTCCTTTGCTTGAAATGCAAAGAGGCCAGTTTAAGGGTGCTTAACCTCAAAAACTGGCCTCTGGGGGCGCTAATATTTAGTTGTTAAAACGAAGCGGTTCTTGCCGTCTGTATCTCCTGTAACTGTCCACAGTGTTTGCACTTCAGGGTGATTCGCCCATCGAGCTTCTCACCGATAATGCTATTACACTGGCAACACCGAACCGTCTCTAGTTCCTGATGTAGGTAACTTATGGTTACATTAGAAAGTTGTCTTAACATAAGTCTTACCATAGACTGCTCCGTTTGTCAAGTTTTAAGTATTTTAAGAGCGGCTCTTATCTGTTCTACTGTGAGTGTATTGCCCCCGCTAGAAGTTCCAGCAAGAGCATAAAATCTCTCTATTGTCTGCCACTTCAACATCCCTTTTATATGCTCTACAGCCCCGTCCCCAAACTTTCGCCCAATCTTCTTTAGATATTCTGGCCGTGAGAAGTATTGCTTAAATGCCTCCCGCCTGAAATCAATGGCCTTCCTGCTGCCATACATATTGGGATTAAACTGCCCAAACCTCTCCCATTTAGTGGGTTTGCGTTTCAAACTATACCACCATGGAGAGCCAGGGTAGGGTAGGGCTATACTCAGGTTCAACCATTCAAAGTTCCGCTTCATGGCGTAGTCGAGGCTCGCCTGCATATCCCCCAACTTCTCCCCAGGCAGGCCAAACATAAAGTTTGCTATGATGCTAAGGCCCGATTCCTGAGTCACCTGGACAGCCCAATCGGATTGTTTGAACTTCTTATCGCCGGTGCTTTCAAACCCGTAGGCTATCCACCTGATGCCAGCTCTCCACATCCTGGATAGCATCACGGGATCAACGGAATCTAATCTGCCATAAGCCCACATATTGAAGTCGTAGCCCTGGCTGATTATGTAATCGCATATCTCCCTCACCCTCTGGGTGTTCAGGGTGAAACACTCATCCCATATCTTGATATTCCTGATGCCCTTGGCTGCGAAGTAATCCAGCTCCTGTTTCACCTTTTCCATAGGGCGGTAACGCACCGTATGGCCGCCGTAGAGGGCGTGTATGTTGCAGTAGTGGCAGCTAAAAGGACAATTCAGGGAAGTGTAGAGGACTGCGTATGGGCTGCGCCTATCCAGGTCGTCAAGGCAATGCCAGTTGTGGGCGCGGTATTTGGAGAGGTCGAACATCTCCCAGGGAACGGAAGGTGTGCCCTTGAGTTCTCCCCAGTCCCTCGGATGTTTCATGGCCATCGGGTGAAGCCCTGCTACCATAGCTGTAGGCAACCGCTTCAGCAACCTTCCGGCCACTGGCCACTTCGGGGTTGACGATACGGAAGGGTTATTGCCCATCACAACCAGGAGTATGTCTTTGGTATTATATTCCTCCACTCGCTTCACCGTCTGCTCTATGGTCAAGTTTTCTGCCTCGGCATCCAGGATTCTAAGGTCTGGGTCGCCCCTGCCGACATAGTTCCCTGCTATCAGCCCTAGCCACAGCGGGGGTTCTACCGCAGCGAAGGGGACTTGAAGCCGCCCATTGGGATTCACTAGCACGAGGTCAGTGGTCATACCACCATCCTTGCTCCATGCCGGTCATGTTCCAATACGGCATGGCGTATCTCAATCCCCAGTTCATCACATACCTGCCGTTCCTCTGGGGGCATATCCTCTATCGTCTTATCACCACCCCTAAAGAATACAGCAGGCTTTAACACTCGTAAAGCCTCGGCCACCAGCGTTGTTTCTTTATCCCACTGGTTCACCACCACCACATTCAATACCCGCATACCCTCCAGGATAAGCCTCACAATGTTACTTCTCCCTCGCTGGGGGATATTCACATTCCCCTTCTTCATCATGAGTTGGGCATCACTGGAGACTACGCAGAGTATTGCATCTCCATGCGCTATCGCCTGTTTCAGATAGCTAAGGTGTCCGTCATGCAGCGGGTCGAAGTGACCACTTACCATGACGATTACGGGAAACTTAGGCATAACCTGTCCTCCATGACCACCTCCGATATTTGGCGATGATATTCCCCGAATGTGCAACGAGAGCACCCATTGATGTCCGCGCTCTGCATCATATCCCGGTGGGCATCGCTGCCCCACCATTCCAGGATTTGCTTAGGATTGGGGTATGCAGAGCCGAGCCTGTATTTGGCCTCCATTTTATGGTCAACACACAAGTAGCCATTGCCATCAGTCAATATGGGCAGCAGCAATGGCGTTGCCATGCATTTCTTGAATCGGTGGGCTACATGGAAGTTCTCGTCAAACTTGTGGGTAGTAGTATAGACTTTGAAGTCTGAGGTCTCCTCCTCGTGGCATCTCTCAAACTGCTCCTTCACGGCCTCCACATCTATCGGCAACTTCCTGTGCCCCTCGATATCACAACGCTCAAAGTCCACGGGCCTGACACGGAACACCTGGGCACCCGATTCCTTCGCCACCTTGCATTGCTCATGGAGGGAATACAGGTTCTCCGGCAGCACCAGGGAGCACCAGGTCAGCATGACTTCGTAGATGTCCTGACGGAAGTTTGCCAGCTTCTTTATATTGGCCACTACCTGGTCAAACTTGTCCCTACCCTTGACCCTCTCGTATGTTTCCCTATCGCCAGCATCTACGGAGATGGTTATCCATTGGCACTTCATAACCTCATGCATCAGCCTATCGCTGATATTGACGGCGTTGGTGAACAGGCTTACTTTCATGCCCCTGCCATCGGCGTGATTGAGAATCTCTGGCGTGGCCTCATGTAAGCTCGCCTCACCCCCACCTGAAACGCATAAGCCCTTCACACCCCAATCAGCCAGGAAGTCAACCAGCCGGTGCATATACCCAGCGGGGAGCTTCCGCATCTCCCCCACCTCTGCCCGATGGTGTTTCAGATACCGTTGGGTAATGCAGAAGTAGCACGATATGTTACACTCGGCGTAGGGGTCGAGGTTGACCTCGATAGGTGGGGGTAGGGGATTCTTGTCGTCAAGCCAGCCTACAATCTTCTTGTAATGCTCATAGTAAGCTAACCCCTTGAAGCTGTTGAAACTGTTATACTTGTTCTCAGGAAGCCATTCAGTGGCCATATTCCCCCATCTCCTCTACGACTACATAGCTTCCAGGATAGCAATACACATCATCATAGGTTGCCATCACTCGCTCTGTATTGGTAATTCGGACAATCCCTACATTCTTTAGCATTGCCCTTAATCCTCTCGTATAGTCCCCGCAATGCTGGACACCAGGATTAAGTGGCTCTGTAGAGCCTACGCCCACCCTGATAATGACCTTCGCCTTATACTGGCCGTGGGTGAACTCCTCCAACTTGTCCAGGTGGTTGACCAGTTGGTTCATAGCACACATCAGGAAGTCCATGCGGGGGAAGATGGAGATAACCACCTTGCCCGTTAAGGCCATGCCTATACTTGCCCCTAACTGGAAGTCCTCTGCTACCGGGAACTCGATACGCTGCTCCATCGGCACGCCTTCCAGAGTGGCGAACATGGCGTTGCCAGGATACCGCACCTGCTGGCCGATGAATATGGTATCGGGTTGCTGGCCCAGCCAGGTCATGGCATTCTTGATTTCGCTAAAATATGACATTCTTCCCCGTGCTCTGGTGAGGCCAGGTTGGGTTATACTGATAATACTCATCTTCATCAACCACTGAAGGGACGCTCCCCCATACTTCCCTTGTAGGCGTCTGGACTGATAGCCCGTTATCTTCAACTACAAACTTAATCGGCAGGCCATGCCCTCTAGCATATTTCAAGCACTCATTGAATACCCCCGTCTCTGCCGCCATGTCTCCCACAAAGCACCATACCCTCTGTCCCGTCATAGCAACCCCTACAGCGATAGGTAATATGCCGCCCACGATAGCTGAGGTGAAGAAGTGATATTCGGCATTGTTGAGGGTGATGCTGTGCCCTGCGATTATCTCTGCCTTTAGCCACTCCCTAGGGATGCCCTTCAAGAGGGCATGGTGGTGGCTGCGGTGGGTGCTGAATACCCAGTCGTCTGGCTTCACCTGCTGGAATATGCGGATAAGGGCATCTTCGTTGCCCCCTGACAGGTGGACCGGCGCTTTTATCTTGCCCACCTCAAACAGTTCTGCTATTTCTGCTTCAAAGTCTATCAGGTCTTGTTTGGTTGTAGTCATGTGGTATGGCAACCCCCTCCCCCTGGCCATGAAGCGTTATAAGAACGAACACCTTTAAAAGGGATACTCTCTCCTTTTCCTGAATCCATCCAACAAGATTCATCTTTAACCTTTCCATCATGCGTCAATCCGCACCGTGAGCACTTTTTAACCGAATAAGTATAATGATGCCATATGCTAAAATACCCTTGCCGATAGAAATGTCTAGATTCCAGATACTCCCAAAACCTTCTATGAATAATCACACAATTCAGCCACTTAGTGATGGTATGGGGAAGAATCATCACCCATGTAATGGGCTTGAGGATTTTAAGTATTACCCTGCCCCAAAGAAACCAATCGCTCTTGGTTTCTTCTTTGATCAACGGCCACCCGCTACAGCCAGTTCCCTTGCCCTCTGTATCTGCTGCCTTCTGTTTACGGGGCTGACGGGGTTCTTATAATAGCCCCACTCCACCAGCAGTCGGTCAACCTCGGCATCTCGCATTCGGATAAGTTTGCGGTTTTGCTGCATCCTCTTGACATAAGGCCCCAGCCTATATTGGGTTGCAAGCCTCTTGGCAGTTATTGTGTCTCCATCGTTCTCGGCTATAGTCACCTGATTCAGCCAATATTCAAAGTTTATGCCAGTCTGCTTCGCCAACTTATCCCGTAAAGCCTGGTCGGGATCCCAGTAACGCTCCTCAATTACCCTCTTATCAAGACGAAACTGCCGTGCCTTCGGCGTGTCGTTGGCCCCGATTTCGTTCTCAATATACTTTACCTGAGCTGGCGTGAGCTTGCTCATATAATCTTCCAAGAATCTGTCCACTTTGGCTGAGTCAAAGCTCTCAGGGGTCATCTTCCCTGTGGCTTCATCCAGCCTGTCATAGTAGCCAAAAAGGGCTTTCTCATTCTCATTCTTGGGCTTCCTCTTGGGGAACTCCCCGAACCACCGCTGGTATGCCTCAGACTCAATCATGGCTTCACGTTGTATCCCGTAGTGGGCATCCCTCCATTGCTTCTTTGAAAATGGCCGTGGGTTGCCGTTATCATCCAGCATGGGCGAGCCATCGGGATTGACCATCTGCCCTGCATCCACCCATCGGTCAATACCCAGGTGGCGGTCAAAGCGGTCTTGGCGTGCTTCTCTACCTATCTGCCCTTGTGTTTGTCCAGCAGCGGCAAAGAAACTCCTGGCTTCTGGCAATAGTTCAAGCTGACGTCTTTCGGGTCGTGTCAACCCATCCCAAGTCCCATCCCACGGTTCTTTGCCCTCAGCCAACCGCTTCTCATTTATACCCTCTTTTTCCCCCAATCTCACAATAAAGTCACGGGTTCTCTCGGCCCTCAGATTGACTCCTGTAGCCTGCACAGCCAAGCCCATCAACCCCAAGCGGGTTTCTTCTGGCGGTATAGCCTCTTCTGCCCCAGGAATAAGTTGCCTGGCAGCCTCAGTAGCTATGCCCCCTATACCGATAGGGGCAAACAGGTCTCGTGCCAACTGTGCCGTCCTGGATACCACACCCCCAGGTCCGACCTTATCAATGGGCAGGTCAAAGAAGTTAGTGCCGTTTTTCTGGTTAAGTATCGCCCTTAAAGGCACGCTTTCCCTAGACTCCACGAAGTTCTGGGGGTTAAGCACTCTCAGGGCCGTGTCCATCTGTCCCGCCAAATCCAGCGTCACCTCTGCCCCTTCTTTGCCCTTAATCGGTATGGTGGGGGCAGCAAAGCGGGTATTGTAACTAAATGGCAACGGCCCCCAATTATCCTTAGCTATGGGAATAAACCGCTCTGCTGGCAGATGTTCACCTGTTGACGCATAGTGGATAACCTCAGCAGTCGAGACAAGGAATAGGTATGTTCCTATCCAATGTCTGCGCCAGTATGCCGCCTGTGGCCCCTTGATAGCCCCTGCCGCCTGTCGCAGCAAACCCTCCGATTCGTTGACTGAGAAGAATACCCGCCGCAAGGTCTCACGCAGGACACGGTTCTGTATGACGCTCTGGGAAGCGGGTATCGTGGAGTATTTTACATTGGCTATCTTGGCTATCATACCATTCAGTTGGGCATCGTTGAGGCGGGGATAGAGTCTGGCTGCCACAGGTGCAATATTGCGTTGTATATCTGTGATAATGGCAGCCCGATAGACACCCTCAAAAAGCCCTCGGCGCATAGCCAGTTCTGCTTCTTTGACAGCCCCAAACGCCTTCTTAATTGCTCCTGTATCCTTAGCCATTTGCAGGATTTCATCACCCGCAGCAGCACCTTTAAACATAGTTACATCTGTGGTAGACAGGCCAGCTTTGCTTATGCCGTTCAAATTCACCCCTGGCCGTCCCTGGATAAGTGGCTCGGTGCTGTCAAGTTGCTTCGCCAGGTTCAATCGGGTAGTAGGACTAAAGTTGGACTTGAGGATTTGCCCTGCGCTTTTGGGGTAAAGGGCTAGAGCCTTCACCGCTTGTAACGGCTTCCCTGCCTGAAGGGAGTCGACCATCATAGACCAGGCTCCCGCACCACTACGGTTAAGGAAGTCCATCTGCTGAAAGAACGAGCCAAATAGCTTTGCCCGTTTCGGCACAAAGGTCAGCCAGTCTATAATCGCCAATGGATCAAAGGACTTTCCGCCGATACCTATTCTGCCCAGATTGGGGCGTTTGCCATGCATATTCTCCAGCATGTTGGCCACTGAATCAGTGGTTATCCACCGCCTGGTAAACATGGACTGGGGATTGCCCTGAGCGTCTAAAGTAGAAAAAGGTTTGCCTTCAAAGGCAGGGCCAACCTCCGGCACTCGCCAACCGGCAGGGATAGGCCCACCTTCGTGGGGCTTTATCAGGTCATCCCCCATACCCTTCAGGTGTTCCACCAACTCCATCTGCTCCCTGTATTTGACTCCCTGCATACGAGAGATAGCCCACTGCTGATAGGGGTTAAAGGACAGTGGTTCAAACCCCAGATCTCTCATTTCCTGATATGTAGCGTCAACACGAGGTTTCTTGAAGGCGGGGGTTCTGACCAACGGCCTACCTTGAGTCACCCCAGTAGGAAACATGTCTTTAGGAGGTTTCCAACCTCGATAGAAGTAATCCGCTACCGTAGCCATCTCTGGGTCAAAGTCCAACCTCGCTACCGTCTCCCAATCGGTAAGTTCCCGTAGTTCCTTGTAAATGTCATCCATGCCCTGTGGTATTTTAACTTCGCCAGAAGCCACCTTGCTAGGGTTATGCAGGGCATTATAGAGTTCATCTAGTTTCGGTATATCCTGCTCTCTGGCAACTGTCTGGCCCTGCTTTGTAGTCCCTATCCCCGTTGCCTTCAGTTTATCCCCACCTGTTCGGACAGTGATATTGACTACCCTTTGGGCATCACTAATTGCACCCTCATGGAGTCTTAGAAGGGTCTGGTCAGGGCGTTCTTTCCCTACGGCCTTTTCAGAGATTTCGTGGAGTATATCAGAAGGCTCTTTGGCGGGTTGGGTTGGTTTTGCCCCCACTCTGGGGGGCTTACGGGGTGGTTGACCACCCGCATCAGGTGCAGCCGTTTCAACATGGGCAACCTTAGCCTCTGCCGGTGCTACACTGGTAGGTTGCTCTACGGCCTTCTGCTGGACTGCCCGAACACGCTGAGTGGTCTGCTGCGGGGCTGTAACGGGTTGTGCCTTCGTAATCGCCGCAGGAGCCGCAACAGGGGGCTTGACCGCTTGGGCTGGGGGTATCGCTGCCGCCGCAGGGGGCAGGGCTTCTGTCCCTAGCGGGGCAACTATGTCCTCTGTAATTGACTTCTGTTTGACAATACTTATGTTGTCAGTGTCAAACACTATGAACTGTCGTTGTTTGCCTAAAAGTTCACCCGAATCCGCCATTGTCCTCACTACTATACCGTCATACCCCATACCCTTCAGGGTTTCAGGAGCAGAGGTAAAACGGGTTCGCAGACCTTCCTGCTTAAAACTTTGCCATTTAGAGAACAACTCGGACGACCTATCTTTCCACATCTGCTGAATTACTGCATCGTCGGTCACGCCATGGGCTTTTGCAAACGAGGAGAAGTTTCCGGGGTTGTATCCCTTCGGTTTCTGCTTGGCCAAGAACTGCACAACTGAGAACTTATCCTCGGACTCGTTGAACACCTTAGCAAAGCCAGGAAAAGCCGTATCCAGTTTGGCAACTACATCGGGTGAAAGAGTATCAAGGTTGAGAGGGTTTCGCAAGTTCAAGCGGGCCGTGTATAAGGTAGGATTGCGGCTCTTAGAAAAGGCGCCAAATTTAGAGAATCCGAAAGCAGCCACAGTCGCTATATCTGGATTTTCAGTGAAAAAGGTTCCGAGCCTGGCCGTAGAAGCGCCAGTGCTCCCAGCTAAGTCCTCAGGACTGGTTAAAAACTGCTTGATGTCTGCCGTGCCGCTCCCGTGGTAGACAACATCTGGCACAGCGGCAGGCCCAACCCCTACCGCTTCGGGGGCTGCCTGTTTAGGCCGAATGGCCTTTACTTTACCTAGAAATTCATCCCATAGGACTTGTTTTGCAGCCTTAGCTTGAGCGGTAGTTGCAAAATCTTCAGGGCTAAAAGTTCTTAGATTTTTATATTTCAGAAGGGATTCCCAAGCCGCAGTAGTATCTAACCCTTTTAACTCAAGTTTTTCAAACTCTTGGGCAATAAGCTCGTGAGGCCCCCCTCTGACATTCCTAATCCTGTTTATCTTATCGTGAGCGTTCTGTAAAAGGGGCTTGATTTCAACTACTTCACGGCGTATGGCAGCTACTTCCCCCGCCCTTGCCACGCCCGCAGGGGGGACAGGCTCAACGCCCGCTCGGGGGACACGAATGCCGCCCATTTCCAAATCGGGAATTGCTTTATATTTCCCAGCTAGTGCCTTCCTGACCCCTTCCAAAACTTTTAAGTTTTCTTTACCCAGGCCAGCTAATTTCACTGGTAGTCTAGGCCAACCTATAGCCGGAAGAAGTATTAGAGGGTCAAAAAACTCCTCGCTAATATCCCTCTCCCATTCAGGCACGGCTTCCCTATATGCTGGCACAAGGGACTCAAGGTCGCCTTTTCGTAGCGCCTCCCTGATGTCAATACCTTCTTTCAAAGACCATGCCACAGCCGTCAAAGGTTCAAGGATATTGGCCTTTCGCCACGCAAATCCCTTTTGAAACCCCGCCTCTGCCTTTTTCAATGCTGGCTTGTAGGGGATTACATCTTCAATGGGCTTTTGTAGAAATTCCCCGGCAGTTTCAAATGGAGACGGCCTATCCAAGAAGCTCCTTACCGCTCCTGTGCCACGCTCCAAGAGTGAAGGCCCAGGCGTCACTTCCCCTTCCTCGAACTGCTCGCCTCTAGTGGCAAACGGGGCCACGGGCTGTCTGCCCACTGTCGGCTGCTGCCCTCCCCTGAACGCTGCTATGCCCGTAGGGGTGAATGGCGGCTCCACAGGTGGCTGTGGTGGCTCTACAGGGGGTTCCCCACCTCCACCGCCATTCCCAGCATCCAGCATGGCCTTTAGCAGATTCAGCCGTTCTCGTTGCTTATGGCCGGGTGGAGCGAAACCCCAAAACTTTACTGCCAACTTACTTACCCTTACCTTCTTGCCGTTGCTTCAGTTCGGCCTTGCGTTGCGCCTTGTTACGCTTCCCCTGTTGTTTCTTTTTCTTATTCGCTCCCATGGCTTACCTCTGAAAGAAGGGTCTGCGTCTGCGCTCTTTAGCTATCACTTGGGCATATCCAGGTGTTCTCTGAAATGCTGCGGCTGCGCCTAGCCCCCGTTGCAAACTCTCCTCTTCCTCAATTCTTGTCAGTTGCTGCCTCAGCCCCGACACGTCCTGGCCCTTCTTAAAAGCAAAGGCTATTCGTGACCGTTGCGTAGCCACTTGGTCGCCACCAAAGGACATTGGCCTACGGAGGTTGAGGGTGGCTGATGGTAGTCTTAATGCTTCCTCAACATCACCTGACACACCTGGCACAGTTGACTTGAACCCAGCCCTTATAGCTTGGGCAAATTCAGGTTCTCTCCTCGGCGTGCCTGGAAGCCCTGGGGTGCCCACAGCGCCTGCCTGTAGTCTCACTCCTGCCAGGTTCGCCAACGGGCTACCTGGCAATGGCCTTTCTGGAATCTGGACAGATGGCACTCCAATATCAAGTTGTCCTGTGCGTTCAAGGCGGTTTATCTCCTCTTGAGGCACACCCATATTAGCCAGGATTTCCTTTGGCTGGAATCCCGCCCTTCTCAACTCATTAAAGACAGTCAGTCTGCCACCAAGCGATTGATAAAGAGGTTGGTCTCCTGACTCTCTGCCTGATGGGGTGGCGGTGAATGGATCGCCGGTCACAGTCCTGCCACCCTGTATCATGTCACGGACTGTCCTCAGCCGTTCCTCGGTCTGTATTTTCTCCTTCGTCTCATTCAGTTTCCGCTCTGCCAGGTCAAGCGCCCTATCCCCTTGAGCCAACTCCCTCGATGTCTTAGCTGCACTCAGTCCGAACACCTTTTCCCGATAGGCCCTGTCCGCCTCTTTGTCGCCAGTGGCCCGTGAGAACACCCGTTCCCACTGGTCGGCTTGTGTAGCATCCAAACCCGTCAATCTATCCAGGCTGACCCGCCACTTCTCATCTGCCGAGTCCAGTTCCCGACTCCTAATGTCAATGGTGGCTTTGGCAGTCTCCATGTTGGCCTTGATTTGGGCTATTTGGGTTTGGAGTAGAGTTTTTCTTTCGGGGTTTATCTCCTTCTCAAATTTTATCTGTAGGTCTAGTAGTTCCTTCTGGCTTGCCCGATACTCGCTGGTGCTCTTGTTGACTTCCCTCTGGAGGGCATTGCGTTCCTTCTGGATAGTGGAAGCATCCGCTTGTGCGGCGGTGAGGACATCGGGGATACCAGGGAGGACATACGAGGGTTGGGGTGTCCCTTGCTCGTCAACATCGACAAAGTTCCCCTGGCCGTCAATGCGGAACATGGCATTGACAACTTTACCTGTTTCGGGGTCTTTCCAGGGGAGTGTTTCTCGACTAACTTTCCCTGGCTGAACCTTTATAAGTTCCCACGAGAATACATCACCGTTCCAATCCCACTCCTGGCCTTCAGGTGGTGGAAAAGGGGGAACCTTTGTGGGATCGTGAAGACGGGGGTCTCTAGCGTCTATCGGGTCGCCATCATCTTCTCCCCCAATGCCCAAAGTGGTCGGTGGGTTATCTATAGGGTCACGAAACAGGTAACTGCTGGCTCTAAATCCTTCTCTTGTGGGACTCACTGATGTTCTCCCTCCTTTCCATCTCCCTCTGGAAGTCTGCCGTTTCCTCCACGCCCTGCTCGCCCGTCAACTTTGCCCAGAGTTCTGGTGTCATGTCTTTATATGCCATCATCTGCTCCTGGGGCGACTTCTTCTCTTTTATCGGCCCCAGGAACTCGGCCATAGACTTGCCCTGCTCCCTCACTCTGTCTTTTATCCCGTCTATCAGGAATCGGAGAACTCCTTTATCCTCGGCCATCAGCCACCCCCTAGAGAAGCCACGGCTTCTCTAGCAGCATTAAAATCTTCCTGAGACTGTGGCTCGGGTATAGGTGGAGGGCCTGCTACGCCTGCCTCGCCCCTGGTGGGGCTACCGCCCACCACCCGTCCGCCGCTCCTTGTGGCCTTTCCCTCAACCGCTTCTCTCCGTTTCGCCTCAGCCTCCAACTCTGCTACCTCTTTCTCCAACCCCAACTCTTGCACAACCTGCTTCTCCACCAGTTGCCATACGAGGGAACCTGGGGTGTCGCGCATAAGTTCATACATACGGTCAAGGTCAAGTTGTCTATTGAACTCGGTAGCGTTTTCCTCACCCAGGAAGTCCTCTACGGCTCTGTCTCTGGGGTAGTCCAGCTTAAGGTCTTTATACATTAGCATCCGCCTGGTCTGTTCCTCCGGGTTGCCAGGTTTGATGTCCACCTCTATCCTGTAATACCCCTCTATGTCCTCTTTAGCTATGGACTTCTCGTTTATCTTCACTGGCACGCCCATATTCTCCACAATCTTCAGTGTCGTGGATAGGGCGTTCGCTATCACATGCTTCAGGGTTATCTTCAATGGCTCCCACTTCTGCAACCCCAGCCCCACTCTCTGGCTCTGGCCTACGGCAGTCTCACCAGCTTGCCCTTTGCCCCGCAGCAGCATGGGATCGAACTCCTCCATCAACCTTTCGTTCAACTCTATCTGTTGAACTAACGATGACGGTATCGAAGGTGGAGGCTGTATCTTCAGCTCTTTTACCCCTTTCACCTCGGTATAGACATGCCCTGGGGCTATTGTCAAATCAGCATCGCTTAACGGGTAGGATGCATCAGACACTATCCAACTTGTTATCGGCGCTGCCCAATAGTTGGTGATGGTGTCTATCTTGCTCCTGTCCCGTGAGTCCTGCACGATGACATCACCCATTGGTCTCAGGAAGCCGAATATCAACTTGGTCAGATCTCCGTCATACGGCCATATCCCCAACGGGCTGAAGCCCCGTATATAGGGGACTACTCCTGCGGGGTTATTAGCCGCTTCTTCGCCGCCTAGGGGTATGGCGTGCCATGATGTTCCTGTTACACCCCCTTGCCCTGCAAAATAGCCTCTAGTGGTAGGTGTCCACCACTCGACCAGGAATACATCTCTGTGCGAGTCAATGCCTTTAGGCATGGAGGTTTTGCCTTTGTTCCATTGCTTCATCAGTCGCTCGACATGCTCGTAGGTGTGAACTTTCTCCTCGAAGAGCAATAGTGGCCTTGAGTAGGAGTCCATATCAAGTGTTGCATACACCATCCGGCTATCGGGGACACTCCACTTGAAGGGTATGCCGTCATATTCGTCCGGGTTCTTGACATAGTTCCAGTCTGCATCAACCTTTAGGTAGACCTCACCCCTCAATGGGTTCTGCAATGCCGCCATACGCAGGTAATAGGGCTGTAGCATGGCCTGCCAGTCCAACAACGCCTGACACCATGTCTCTTTGAGGTTGGCCTGGTCTTTTGCCTTCTGCGTCTCCTCGCCACTGGGTTTTGCCTTCGGGGGTATATGGCACACGACTTTATCCATCGAAAGCCAATCAGCGGGGCCGTCTACAATCCGCCTGCCCCTGGGGGGTTTCACTTTGTGAGTGATATAGGGGTGACTCGCATCTTCATTGGGGAACGGGTTGAAAGTTTGCAGATAGTAGGTCTCTTCGGTATCCTGCAACTTCCTCAGCCCGGAGTATTTCTCATTCTTCTGGTATAGATACGCTGCTATAGCTTCCTTTACACTCATGTTTGCCATTTATAACCTCGCATAGGCGTGAGTCTCCGCCTTCTTGTTGACTACAACCTGTTTCGCCACCCATGCCGCCCCCGCCATCGCCATTACCCTATCATCCTTTGCCCCTCCTGCGGCTTCTGGGTGTCCCTTATCCGTCTGTAGAAAACTAAAACACTCCTTCACGGCTTGCTTAGAGTGGACTATCGTTGACCCCTGCCGTATCCCTTCGGCCAGGTCAATCAGTATCCGCCATCGGAAGTCCCTGCTGGTGGGCACTCCCAACTTCTCATTATTCGCTCCATGTTTGCATAGCTTATCCATCGGATATCCCAGGGCCTTGATAATGTCTATCATCGCTTCCCCTACCCCATTGGACTCTATGCCTAGTAGGGGGAACTTGAATAACCCCAATATACAGTGTGCCCCCTCAGCAAACAGGTCTCGAGGCAGGTTATTGGTAAAATCTACCACCATCTCCCCCATCTGGCAGTCCATGATTTGCAGGCTGTGGTTGTCCTTTCCTTGCCCTGCGGGATCAATCCACGCTGCATACCGTCTGGCGATAACTGGTTGCCTATATATCCCGGCAACTTCTTCTCTTGCCACCTCTAGTAATTGCTTCAGGGCTTCAACATCAAAATAGCATAGCCCCTGTGATGGGGCCAGGGCTTCCTCGGCGGTGGTGGGATACTCCTGCTCCCATAGGGCAATATTGGGATAGCCACGTTTGGTATCATTATACCATGCCTGGTCACGCCCAGGTCTCACACCCCAGTTGAAAAACATCTGATGAAATCCCGACTCACTCCCCCTTCTCCACATCTGCTTGAAAAAGGTGTTTATCTTTTGCTTATCCACCGTTGAGACGCCTATGAACTTGCCCCCGGCGTCTATGGTCGGCTTAACGGCTGCATAGTTCAATTCGGCATAGGGGTGGAAGTCCCACTCATCACATATAACCAAACTTGCCGTCTCTGTGCGTCCTGCGGTCTCGGTAGCGGGCAAGGCCCGTATTTTGCTATCCATTGCGGGGAAGGTCATTACACTTGCTCCCCCAGGGCCTAGTGACTGCTTTAACCACTCAGGCAACTCCCGATATATCAAGGCGCACCGGGCCAACATCTCCTTAGCCTCATCCTCTCCCTTGCTCAATAACAGGACATTTGCCCCTTCGTTAAACATCGCGTAGTGCGTTGCATAACCGGATAAGAACCAAGTTATCCCTACTTGCCTGGCCTTCAACACCTGCAAGAGGCGATGGGCCTCGATAGCTATATGTAGTTCTCTAAGGTGTTCCCAGGGTTGGAAAGGGATTATCCCCTTCCCTATCGGCGGCGGGTCATTTATCTTGACCGTCTCCACCATCCAGGCCCAGGAGTCGGCTGCCAGCCTCAGCCATTCGCTTTTTAGCTTCTCGGAACTCTCTGGCCATGTCGTCTGCATTAAATATACCTACCATCCCCTTTACTGAGACTTCTTGGTTTCTAGTAAAGACTCCACGTCCATGGAGTCGGGCCAAAAAGGACTTTAACTTGATATTCTCATCAGGCGACTTCCCTAATGCTATTAAACCGTCTATGGCTTCAGGTAGCGACCCATCCGCCCTACCCTCTGCATACTCTACGGCCACCACCCTCGCCTCCTGCACCCTGGCCTGGAACGCTTTATCCTTGTTCATCCAGAGCTTCAGGGCGTTCCCACTTATCCCTATGACCGCCGCTGCTTCTTCCAGTGTTCCCCCCAGCCTCGTCTCATTCACGACTATCTTCTGCTCCTGCTGGTATCGGGTCTGCTTCCGCTTCGTCCGCTCCCTGACTTTCCTGCCAGTAGCCCCTGCCTGCTGCTGCTTCTCGTAGTGCGCTCGGCCTGTCTTGAGGGTGGCGGGTGATAGAGTGGTCACTCCCCCACCTCCACCCGCCCCAGTTCTGCCTCCTGCGCTTCCCGGAGACGGAGGGTTGAAATATCATCGGGGTCAGCAAGGAAAAGTGTCAACCACCTGCTATCTACGGTGAGATTGGTATTACCAAAGCCTGTTTCGACATACCCACCTGTTACCATCTGCCCCCCTTTCGGTTCAGCCCTATGCTTTAGGTCGCATTACTTGAGACTGCAGGCTTCGACGGGGTGCAGGAAGGACACAATGTTGGATGAACGCAAGCGTTGGCATCAAATAGCGGTCTCTTTTTCCCGCACCTCATACATATAGCAACACTCATCCCCTAGTCCTACCTGTAGTTGGTGACGGATAGGTTAGGTCTTATCTCCACTGTGATGGTCGGCACCGTCCCCCCTAAGCCCACAGTGACTGCCGATGCCGTCCCTTTAATATCCCAGATTACCATTTCATTAGCGGCCATTGTCTACTCCTCCGGTTCACACTATTTGAGTCGTCCCAGCCTCCACAAGCTCCTTCTCTATCGCAACATCAATTGCTTCTCTGATTGAGGGTTGCCAGTCTACAGCTTCTACAAAGAAAAGGGTGGAAATAGCTATAGCTTCATCTGCATTGGGAACATTTTGCATACCGCCAGACGAGATCGCCCATCGGCCAGCATCATCAGAAATAAGCGCCTCACCATCTCGCTTCTCTAACCAATCCAACCGCTCTTTATCGCCCATGTTCTGCCTGTTCCTCGGGCGTTCTCCACTCTCTGGGCTTGCCACAGGGCATTGTTAGCCTCCCTTCATCTCAGCCCCTTCCAGGCTGTGGCCTAGCTCCCAGACCCTGGTTACCGGAGTGCCATCAACAAGGTCACTACCTGAGTCGAAATGCACTCCTGCAGCGTTCAGGTGGTCTTGGGCTAGGGACAAGTGGTCTTGCTGTTCCCTACTGGTTATCGGTATCCGTAGCTGTGTCAAGAGACCTCCTGTTCGGCCAAGTCAAACACCGTTCCGGGGGGCTTGGGCCTATAAGTGAGCCTCCACCAAAAGCTGTATCGGTTCACCTGAGACACAGCCCAACCCTTTTCCAGGGTTCCCTCAGCCCTCGCCCGCACCGCTTGCCTACCCAGGGCCACACATGCGCTAGCCCATTCGAGCCATCCTAAACACGATTTCCCCTGGGACGCTTGAAAAACCTGCGTCTATTACTTCCGCCACAGGCAAGCCGCTGGTAATCCTGGGGCAGTTTTACCTCATGCCCCAGGAGGTTCGTTTGCCGACCACTTATATTATAACCCTTCTGTCAACCCTGGGCCTCAAGGAATACATGGACTGACCAAAACCAAGTAAAAGTTGACCGATTTATTGACCTGCCCAGCTTCCCCCAGATACGATTTTGAAACAGTTGGCCCAAACCCCTTGACAACCTACACTACACTGTGCTACACTAGCTAAGGTGGCAGCGAGCCACCGAATAATGAAACAGGAGGACAGGACAATGCCACAATGCTCAGGAGGGCTGGTAGATTGTGAGGACGAAGCTACCTGGCGGAACGATAATGGCGTGGAGGTATGCGAACACCATAAACTTCTTATAGACGCCTTTGGATGGGAGAGACGAAATACAAGGGTCTGGACTCAGTTACAGCCCGCCAGCTCTTAGGGAGCGGGGCAGAAAGGAGAACGGTTTTGAAATGCACCCCCTGGATCAACAGAGAAGGCTGGACAATTAACCTGACTCCAAGAGAAGTAGAGAGGTTTCGCCTCCTTCTCTCTAAGGCTCGGCGTCTCGGAGGGAAGGCTGATAATCTGACCATGAGGGTAGAGATTCAGGATGCCCCCCATGCCTAACCCCATCCCCTGCCCCGAGTGCGGCACCCCCATGGCCCGCAACGGAAGGCCCCGCACAGGCCGGAAGCGAAAGCAGCGTTGGCTCTGTCGTAACTGTGGCCGGACACGGATAACGAAATTGGAGGAGGAAACATGAAAGCACGAATCGAAGTCGGATTTACCAGAAGTGACCTTTCACATTATCGCCATTTTAGAAGGGAATACCTTGAAGGGGCGGATGCTACTTTCAAAGATGGTGTAGGCAATGTGGTAGAGGTAAGTATCAGGACTCATGGCTACCGAATTACCCTCAATGGCCAAGACCTTAATGTGTCCCTTAACCAAGAGCCCCCCACCTCCTGAGCCCCCCCATAGCCCTGAAGCCCCCTGGTTTTCGTAGCTGTTGACTGGGGGGTTTCCCTATGGGGGAAGGGGGGATGGGGAAAGGTCGGGGAAGGTTTATCTACAGTAGATAACTACAACAATCTACAGTAGTATCTACCTACAAGGGGGGTATATATAATATACCCTTGTAGATACTGGATGTAGACCAAGGATTTATGTAGATACTCAATAGCTATCAGTTTCCTTAGAGAGTAAGGCCCATCTAGATTCTTTTAGTTGTGGATCAAGAGAAGTAAAGATTCTACCCTTACCCCGCCACAGAGATTGAGAGATTGACTTAGGTTTTACATTAAGAGCTTCCGCCAACTCAGCTACTTTAATGCCCGATGGTTGCAGCTTTATTGCGTTAATTATCCTGCTAGTTATACTCATTCGTTCCGCCAGTTCTGGGACGGATCGAACATCCAGGCTCTCAATTGTAGTGCCCAAATCAGATTCAGCTACATGAAAGCCTATGGGGTAACGGTTACGGAGAAGAGAAGGGGGGAGGTTAGACTTGTGCTTATATAGAGCGATTTTTATTTCATCCTCAGAGTCCATAACCGACCGGGCCTCAAGAACATGGCGGGCGCGGTTGACAAAGAATACATCACCATAAGGTGACTTGACCTTCTGCTCCGGGTCCTTACTCTGGTGGCTAATGATAAGACTTGTTGCCCCCGGCATAGATCGCAGAGCCTGGAATAAGGGCTCAGAGTTTTCCTTCGCCTCTTTTGCCCCACCAAGCGCGGGGATGGCGGAATCAACGATAATGAGTTTAATGTCCCTGTCAATTACGATTTTATGAATCTCCTGAATTTCTGTGTCTAATGCCCGGTGACAATAGCGATAGGCTATGTTGGGAGAGAAGTCTAGTTCCATGCCTGCCTCGATAGATTTCAACCGCTCGTTGTGCTCCTCCCATCCCCATTCCCAATCCAGATACAGCACATTACCCGCCTCCGGCGTAAGTCCTAGACCACTCCAGCCATGCTGGACAGACAAAGCAAAGCACAAAGCCAGCATGGACTTGCCTGTGCCCCCGGCGCCGAACATTATCGTAATATCCCCCTCTGGGATTATCCCTTCCAACCTCCACCGGGGAGTGTGGCGCTTGGGTATCTGTCCTATCTCAATTACTGGTTCGCCCTTTCGGTGAGCCACTATAACCGCTTGGGATACCCCCTCGATTATCGTGTCCCAATTCAATGAGTTAATTTGCTTTGCCAGGTGAGATGCCAGGCTACGCTTTTTAGCTGTATCGAGTAGCGATAGCCGTGCGGTGTGGATGTGGTCGCCAGCCGTGTTCTCAATCGTGACCTCTCCCGATATGCTGTCCCCCCGCTCATGTATGCGGTCAAGCCGGATGCGAAGCCCAAGCTCAGATAAATCAAAGGTATAAATGCCGAATTTGGACTCGCATTCAAGCTTTTCAGGCATTTCCCGCCTTCTTATAACCTGGTAGCGTAGGTTGGCTGGGACTCGGTGGCCCCCCCTCATACGCCTGCCTCACCATCTGCTGGCCCCGGCTGATAGCTTGTCGCCGGTCCGCGCAGTCCTTCACTATCCCCGCATAATGTTTCAGGTGATAGCAGGTAGCCACAGCCGCCAGGCAGTGTATCAAATATGCTGGCCCGCCCACTGCCTCAAGTTTATCGTGGACGGCCAGCCAGTGGGCCAGGATGAGCTGGTCAGGGGGTGTCCCTTGAAGGGAGAGGGCCAAGATACCCTCGTATATCCACCCGTTCTTGTCCCGAAAGAAATCAGAGGGCTTTAGTTCCACTATCCCCGCCATCTGCTCCGCCATCTCCTCACGGTTGCCAGTGGCAAACAGCATGATAGACCCCAGGATCGCCGATTCAGCCTGGGTGTCGTGCGGTGGTAGCTTTTCTTCAGGCATAAGTTCTATCCCGCAACACCCGCTGTAGTCTTTTCTCCTGCTCAAGTATAAAGAAATACCATAGCAAGAGTTGCCAGAAATCTACCTTGCGAGGCACTTCGTAGGTGGTTTCATCCATCACGCCCCCTTTCTATGTTTCCCGCCCATCTTTATCACCCTCGCGATGCTCCATGAAGCAGTCGCCGCATAGCATCTCCTCATGGCCTGGAATGAGGGTCAGAGGATACCAGCCATAAGGCCATACATCCGCCTCCCGTTCTTCCTCGCGCCCACACCAGGTGCAGCGTATTACCCCTGCGGCACCCTTCAGCGCTATTTTGCCTTTACCCCACGGTCTACCCATCACGCCTCCTTCGACAAGCTCAGGACATCGCCCTTGTCCGCCATGAAGTCGTCATGGGCCAGGAGGCAGGCCGGGCAGAGGGTAGCGGCTTTGTTGAAGGAGCTATCGGCCCAGTATAGAACCAGCCTCTGCCAATCATCAGGTAGGGTTTTCACCCCTTCCCCTTCCCGCACCACCTTAGCCGGGCACCTGTCGCATTCTGTTACCGTCTCCGTGTAGGTGGTCTGCCCCATTAGACGCCTCCTTTTAACAAATGCTATTCACGCATTCGGATTTAAATTCTTTGAGTTGCTTGCGACAACATGCTTCTGGGGTAGCCCCATCCTTTGGGATATTCCAAAAGCTGGGGAATCCAGTATGTTCCCAAAGGATATAACCTGCTTCGTCATCGTTGCTGTCAGGGAAATACTCCCTGACCAGCTCTAAACATGTCAGGCCCTTCCCCCTTCTTGTTTTCCTAGCTTTCTTAGCCATGCTTTCTCTCCTTCCCGAATAGTCTGTAGTCCTGGCTCCGCTGGAAGCGTGGGTCAGTGGGCCAGCCGCCGTTCTGAGGATTCTCACGGGACGGACAGTTCCCCTTAGCATCCAGTGGCGCTTCGCACCCCAGGCAACTGTGCAGCCCCGCCGTCACGCAGCCGGTGTCTCGGGGGTGCTCATTCCTGCCTTTACCTGGCATGGGCTATCTCGACCCGTTTTGTGTGCAGGGCATGGTTTATTACTCCAAGATTTATACCTAGTAAGCGGGATAAGCGGATAGCACCCCAGCCTGTCCTTATATGCTCTGACCAAATGGCTTCATAATCATGCTTTCTACGTCTGCCAGTTTTTTTATTTACCCCCAGCCATCTACCGTGACACCTCTGGCCACAAAACTGATGGCCACCCATGCGTAATATCTGCGCTCTCATTCGCAATACCAAATCCCCACACACCTCACACTTAACCGGTATCTGCCTACAGGACGAGCAGTATTGCTTGTAAAAATCAATTTCTGCCCCACAACTTTTGCACCGGCGCGCAGGCTTAGATGGCAGCAGTCCTTTCCTGCCCAAGAGAGCTTTCGGGTCCTGACCGAATATCGCCGCCAACAGTGTGTTGTAGCCAATGCACGGGGACTGAGTATTCGGCATGGGCTAGGGCTGCGCAGTGACGGTAGCTGGCTGCTTGGGTCTTCCCCTGCCTATACTCTGCCCGGACTTTACCCTCGCTAGACGGCGGCAGGCGTCACAGTATTTCCGCCGGGCAAGGTTAGGCGGCACGGCGGAAGGCTGCCCACAGGACTGGCAATAGACAATCGTATCTGGTGTATTCATAGCGCCTACATTATAATCATAGATTTTAGCTCCTGTCAATACCTCCATTAGCTCCTGTCAGCCGTGCGGGGTGGTCACCGTAGCTTTGCCCAGATACGGTCTTAAAATTCTTGGGGAAACTTCCCCTAAAGGACTTGACAGGAGCTAATCCATTATGATACACTAGCTGAGGTCGGGAAACTTCATGCCCGGCCAGCATAGTGCCGGCCCTGGTCGAGTGAAAGACTAAGGGAGGAAAATGATAACAGCTTTTGAGCGATTCTTGGCAAAGATAGATATTGTAGACGATTGTTGGGTATGGACAGGAAGTAAACGAGGTCGAGGTTATGGGGGGTTTTGGTTCAATAGGCATCAGGTATATGTGCATCGTTTTGCATACCAGGTTTATATTGGCCCAATCCCCGAAGGTTTACAGATAGACCATCTTTGCAGGAATCTAGTATGTATAAACCCTCAGCATCTCGAAGTGGTGACTCAGAAGGAAAACATATTTAGGGGAGAGAATTTCACAGCTATAAATGCTGCTAAGACACACTGTCCCCAGGGACATCCCTACGATTTATTCAACACTTACTTTAGTCTTGAAGGTGAACGCAAATGTCGTATCTGCCGGAGAGACTTTGAGCGTCTCCGTTATCACCGAGTATAGGCAGGCTGACCCAAAGCCCCACCAGGGCCACCATTAAAAGGAAGGAGAACACGATGGCAGTAGCAACAGATATAATGACACAGGAAGAGATTACAGACCAGACGGCTAAAGCTGAGGCCCTGATGAAGTGTATTGGGGAAACCCTTGAAGATAGCCAGGGGAGAGGAGTAAGGCAAGGGATGAGAGTGAGGGGGTTGAGTGGGTTTGATTGGGGATGTATTGCCGATTGGTCAGCCCAGTTGCGCCATATAGCCGTCCAGTTGCGGAACGAATATACCAGGAGGTGAGCCATGCGTCGCCCCAGGTAGGTTAGCCCCTGACCGGGCGGGCATGATTGTGGAATGTCAGACCACTTTCAATCATCCCGCCCCATGAGCGGCTTAACAAGGTGTTAATAAGGGGGCAGCATGAAAAGACTAGTTGACCTGGAATGGACGATTACGGAACTAAATAAGGAGGAGATTCAGCTTGCCATTCATGCCGAACAATATGACAGGGAAGGCTTAACCACAGAGTCAAATCATGTCCTGGAAATGTCCCATGAAGTGTGGGCGAAGCGAAAAGGTCTGGAACGGGAACTGGCCGAACTAGGCCAACTCGAGGCCCTGATACGGGAAATAGCCCGTGAGGAGATTGATAAACAGTTAGAAGCTGAGAGGGAGATACACTTTTTCAGGGGGTGACTGTGAGCATATCCAGGCTATCCAGGCCCTGGGACTGGAACGAAAAGGGGTGGTATGAAGATAATCCGAGACAATGAACCATACAGTATCAATATGTTAGCTTTGCTTATTAACTGGGGCATCCACCGATGTAACTATAGGGGTTGCACTAACTTCCCGACCACTATCATCTCTCAGGTCGAGGGCTGTGATATGTTTGGCTTATGTGAGGAGCATTATCAACTATGCAATACCCCAGGTGGAGGGAAGCTGAACTTAGTATGGGACAACTTTGACGCATTCAGGCAAGTTGAGAAGGTGCAACCATGAACCGCCCCACCGATCCCCGCATTGCCGCCGCCATGGAGAAGCTAAAGTGTTCGGGATGGATATGCCCCACGCTAGCAGCCGAGATGGAGACAGAGAGAATCCTGACCGAGATGCTTGTAGAGGAGATAGCCCACGGCTTGAACCTCACCTGGCGCACCGTGGGGGCACTGAGAGAGCTAAGGCCAGGGGGGAGGATTCAGCTATGAGCCGAGTCACTTCATCCGGTGCTCGTGGGTTCCGTTGCGGATATATCAGCTATGACACATGGAGAATAACATGGGTGATGGACTTTTACTACGCATGGTCTCCACTGCGTTGGCCCCGTGGATTCAGCCGGATAACAGACCTGGCGGGAGCCAAGCTATTCTGTAAAAAACATGGCTTGCCTGCCCCCGTAATAGTATCTGACCAAACGGCATCCTACCAAGAGGATGACGGAACGCCGAATTAAGGAGGTGAGCCATGGCTGAGAAGCGAATCAAAACGACATGGGATGAGGAGATAGCGGAGCTTGAGGAAATAAAAGGCATCGCCTTTTCTGCGATGGAATTAGCACACCCCGAAGGCTTAAAGGCTTTGTCTTTTCTAGCCGAGGGCTACCGCCGGGGTGTGCTGGCCGAGCGGGAGCGGACGAGTGGGGTGGTGGAGATAGCTAGGCTATTGAGAATGAATCATGAAGGCATTCTGAGTGGTTACTTTAAGGAGCAAACAGAGAGCCTGCTAAACCGCTTAGACGCAGCCCTGGCCGGGCTGGAGGAGGGGGGATGAAAGTAGATAGCGCAAAGATTATCAAGGAATATCTGGGTGCTGTGGCCGAAGCTAAAGGGCAGGAAATGGCCGACAAAACTGAACTCTATTATGAGCGAGGCTGGTTCTGGTATAATCCTGCCGTGAAATACCCGGATGGTTCAATCGGGCCAAGAGGGTGGCCTTACGGCCAGAGGTCAAAGGATATTATAGTCTTGACCAATTTCTACTTGGGGGTTGCAAGGAAGAATAGGGAAGGCAGGCCATGACCAGCCCCCTACCTGACGGCTTCACCCCTGCCGGTGAGCCATGCCCTCGATGTAGTGGGTCGGTGCAGGAGTCATGGGGCGAGCTGACCTGCCTAAACTGTGGCTACTACCCACCGGGGCCGGACAGCATCGGGGGCATGAGCGGGGAGGCCCCACTGAACAACCATCTGAGCACGATTAAGCGTGAACCCTACCAGGGGCGGAGGGCCAGGCGAGCATCAGAAAGGAGTGAATGATGACCACCCTAACTAAACCAGTCTATCATGTTTGGAGGGGCGAATATCGGCCCCAGGGGACACCTGAGAGGCCCTATGCCTATACCGAGCAGTATATCCTAGTCCGGGGGCAAAGGGTAGTCCTGACGGCCCAGGTGAAGGCCCGTATAGAGGCCCAGGGCGGAACGCTGTATTATCCAGTGAGGGGGTAGCCAATGGCGACTGAGGCCCAACTCCAGGCCCAGATAGCCCTCAACCGGGAGCGGGACAGGCTCGTGGAGCTGGCCCGAACCAACATCTGTTACTGCGATGGCGAACTGGTGGTGGCCTGGATCGGTGGGGAGTATGTCCTACGCTGTGGGAAGGATAAGAGCCACGAAGGTATAAAACCGAAAAGCGAGCACCACAGAATGATAGAAAGACAGGAGCGAGAAGATGCCAATTCAAGGAATATCTGAAATCAGGCGGTTGCCCCGCCTGGGTAAAATCAGGCTTGGGGTGAAGGTGGACTCACCTGGCAAAAGCCCCTACCCTAAAGCGGTGGATTACTTCGTCTGCCCCCCAGAGGTCGAGGCAGTCCACGGGGAGAAACCCAAAACCCTGAACATCATGTTCCCCGTAGAGGATGAGGCGGTATTCGCCCAACAGTGGTATCGGGGCTACTCCATGACCCGAGGCCTGGTATGCAAGGGGGATGGTTGCAAAGCTGACCGTATTATAGACAAAGCAACTGGGGCATTGGTCAACCGGAACAGCAAAGATGTGGAATGGCGGGAGACGGCCTGTCAAGGTGAAGGCTGCCCGGAGTATCAAAGTAAGCAATGCAGACGGGTGATGAACCTTCAGTTTCTTTTGCCCGATGTTCCCGGCCTGGGGATATGGCAACTCGACACTTCATCCTTCCACTCTATCGTCAACATCAACTCTGCTATCGAGCTAATCCGGGGACTGTGTGGGCGGATAAGGATGATTCCCTTGATTCTCTCTGTAGAGCCGAGGGATGTCACGCCAGAAGGGATAACCAAAAAGACTATTCATGTCCTACAATTGAGGAGCGACCTCAGCCTGGCAGGTATCCGCCAACTGGCCCATGAGCCAGCCGTCCAGATTCAGGCGGGGCAGATGCCAGCACCGGAACCGCCAGAGAATGAAGAACGACCCGAGGACCTTATCCCCGATGAAGTGCTGGCTAAGGCTGAGGCAGAGCAGGTCAACCGCCCCGTAGGGCAGGCTCAGGCTGTAACGAAAAGCGGGGATAGCCCAGACCCTATCGAGGAGCTATGGCCTGATGATGAAAAGCAAGGGGCAGAGGATACGCCGCCACCGATGGCCACCGACCCCCAGTTGGAGGAGATACGGGGGTTCCTGGCCAGGGGCCGCCGCCCAGAGGATGATATGGATAAAACTC